TCATGACTGATACACGATCAATGTGCCGAACTGCCCGCCGGACAAGCCAAGCGTATCAACAATTTCGAACCGGTTGCTGTACATCCGAATACTGTTATTCGGGGTTTGCGAGTTGCCGCCTCCCGGCGTTGCCTGCCAAGCAGTGCTGAAGTAAGGCGCGTTCGCATCAAGCGGAAACGGCCATGTCACGCCTTGGTTTGGCGGGTACGCAGCGCCGCTCGTTCTGTATCCGCCCCACATCCATGAATATCTTGGCACATGGTTCAGAGCGTATGGGAATGTGACGGTTTTAGACGCCGGGTTGCCTGCCGGGATGGTCACGCGGAATATCCAGCGAATGCCTGCGCCTTGGAACCAATCGCTATCGAACGTCTTATAGATGTCCGCCAGAGACAGGTTATCAGCATCATACCCTGGCTTTGTGGTGATGAGCCGGGGCGGATTGCCTGACAGGAAAACACGAACAGACATTAGCTTTGCTCCACCATCGCGACGAAATGCAACACGCCATGCGAGGTTCTTCCGTCTGGATCACGCAGCGTCTGTGTCATCCGGTGTGTGAAATCCACAAGGCTGTTGACGGTTAGCTCTAGCTCCTCATCCAGCAACGCCCGCCTGACCAGATCGATAATCTGTCTGCATTCTGGAAAGCCTTGAGCGCGTGACCAGACGTCAAGCTGGATGCTGATCTCAAAGCCGGTGATGCATGTGGCGTCGTCGCTGGTTTCATCGACCGGGCCGAATGACACATAAGGGAACTGGGCAGAAACCTGCCCATTCTCCCTCGGCACCTGATCATAGACCCGGCCACCGATCATAGCGGACAAGGCCGGATCGTTCTTCAGCCGTTGGACGATAGCGCCCTGAAGCTCGTAAGTTGGTGATGTCATGGCCGTCTCACCATACCTTTGCGCTGCGCCATCTGCGCTCCTCTACCGACTGCGAGTGTGAACTGTGTCGTTCCCTGCCAAGCCTCAATGCCACGAGCAACGCCTTGCTGAACCATGGCCGCTATCTCAGCATTACCGTTCGCGCCTGACACATTCACGTTGATGTTCGGTGAATTGTTCTGGGTGTTGTTGTTCGTCTGCGACATGCTCGCCATTGACGGAATACGTGGCGCGCTGATGCTCGGCATTCCTACCACGCCGCCGTTCGCATATCCCTTCAGGCCACGGCGCATGGCTTCGAGTGCAGCGGGACCGCCCGCCTTACGGACCGCTTCCTGATCAAAGACATATTCGCCCTTGTGGACTACGCCAGCCGGAACATTCTTGCCGCCGCCGCCTGTATAGCCGCCGGAAGCGAAGCCCGGAATGATGCCCGATAGGAACGAGGTTGTCCCGCCACCGGTGAGGCCATTAAACAGCGCATCCAGTCCAGAGTTGAGGAACCGACTTGCAAGACCCTTCAGCGCGTCGGAAAGCACGTCTGTAGCCTTTGCGCCAGAAAGAAGCCCATCAACCAGCGTACCGGCAAACTCTCGCCCTGCATCGTTGATTTCCTCTATTGCGGCCCGCTGCTTGTCGAAAGCCTCATTAGCCTTGTAGGTGCTTTCCACAAGCTGCTCGATCTGGGCCTTCTCTGCTGCTGTCGCTGCGGCGCCAGCATGGCGAAGCGCGGTGAGCTTTTCCTTTTCCAGCGCCGTCTTGCCAACCAATGAGGCTTCGAACTGAAGGTCTTTGATCAGATCGGTAACGGCCTTGCGTTCGCGCTCAGCGGCTTTGGCTGCCTTGTCACGCGCCTTTTCCTCATCTGACTTGCCCTTTTTCTTGGTGTCAGGCGGAATATATGGCTTCACCGGCGGCTCGATTGTGATGGTGTCGAGTTTGACGGCGGTAAGCTCGTCCTTGCGGGCTTGCAAGCGCGCCATCTGCTCGTCTACGGCCTTTAGCTCGGTGGCTGCATCCTTACCGACGACGCCGAGAACGCTATCTTCCCATCCACCTTTTTGAACAAGAAGCTGCTCTCTGCGCTTGGTGAGCGTGGCCAGTTCGGCATTGATGCCAGACAGCGTTTTGTTTTCCATGCCCTGCCACGACGACAGGAAGCCTTGCAGCGCGGTTGCCGCTTCAACGATAGCGCCTTTGACCGCCGTACCCATCGTGGTCGCCAGACGGTTGAAAGCCTTGTCTACCTCTTCTGCCTTCTTGATGAATTCAGCATCGAAGACAGCGCCCATCTTCTCGGCTTCATTGAGCGTTTTGGTTATGCCATCGCGGCCTTGTTCAATGAGCCTGACGAACTGTTCGCCACCCTGACCGCCTAGAAGCTCATCGAAGATGCGAACGCCTGCCGCTGTGTCTTTCAGACGGCGTGTTCGGTCGATCAGTTCCAGCATGAACTTCGACGGGTCTTTGATGCGCTCCTTCACCTCTGCCGGTGACATACCCAGACGCTGAAAACTCTCTGCTGCCGATCCCTTGCCGGTCTGGATATACTCATCAGCGCGAAGGTTCAGTTCCTTGAAGCCGTCAATCAGGGCGTCAACGCCGATCCGGTTCTGGTCAGCAACATAACGCCAGCGCTGGAAATCCTTGACGTTGATACCGGCTGTCTGCGCCTCGCGGCCAAGGTCAGCAAATGACTTTGTGACCGCCTGTACGCTCGAGGCGAGGCCGACTACGCCACCGGCAGCGATGCCCGCAAACAGGCCCTTGCCGAATTCGGAAACGATGCCCTTCATCTTGGAGAAGCTCTTGCTCAGCGAGCTTTCCATATTCTTCGCCGCCTTGTTGGTTCGGCGTTCCATGTTCCCCATTTCACCGTCAAGCTGCTTGGCAAACTTCGCCATCTGCTTTTCGGCTTCCTTCACACGCATTTCCATGCGCGCATACAGTGCGGGTTCATTTGCCATTGTTGAAATCCTTGATTGCCTTGTTCATGGCGCGGCTACGGCGACTACCGAACTTCTTTTTCAGAAGACGGTAGGCAGGCCAGAAGAACGGGTTCGCCTGCATGTCTTGCGTCCCGAATTCCTGCGCTATGGCGTAATCGTAAGTGCCGCCGTCCTTGGTAGGCTTGCGGGTAGCTTCGCCGCCTGCGCGCACGATCTGACCGCCTGTCTCACTGTCGTGGTGGCGAATACTGGGCTTCAGATGAATGCCGTCCTCTGGATCAACCGGGGCCATGCTGCGAGACACACGCACCCACTCATCGGCATTCTTCTCAATTGCCGCATTGGTCTCCTTGAACACCTTGTTCGGCAGAGCAAGGAGACGGCGCTTGAATGCGGCGCTGGTATGCCATGCCTTAGCCATCGGCGTTCTCCTCCTCATCGGAGAAGGAAGCATCAGCCTCGTCAATGCCGTACAGCGCGGCAAGGAGAACCATCGTGGCAAGCGGAGCATATGTCCCTACGCCCCTGGCTTGAATGGCTTCGTTAAGCTGGCTGACGCCGGTCGTGGCCTTTCTGGAAACCATAACGCCGTCAACCTTTGCGTACTGCTTCAAAAGCTGCCACTGCATCAGGTCGGTGCCTTCTGCGGGCTGATAGCCCAGGGCGAATTCAAGAACGTCTGTGACATCCTTCGCCGTCCACGCGCTCCCCATCAGGCGCTTGAGCATCGCGATTGCCGATCCATGATCAGCCTCGAAATACGGCAATGCATGGCGCTGGATTGCGATGTTGTGCTCGCTCCCGCTGATCAGGGCCTTAACGATATCAACGTGCTTATTTTCATCGGTCATGGGTTGTTCTCCACCGGAACGGGTTCACATTTGAAATTGTTGGAATTCAATGGCTTAGACGGGCCATATCGTGCGAGACGCGCCGCGCATTTCCTGGAGCACGTCTGCTTAGGTTCTGAAACCCAGCGGACGAAGAACCGATTGAAACAGACAACACATGCCCGCTCTTTGTCGGCCTCGTTACGTTTGTACTTGCATGCATCGGAACAGTAGCGCTGTGTTTTGTTCGCCTTGAACGGCTTGCTGCATAGAACGCATTCCCTGACCGGGCGCTTTTCGTCTTGGCGGCGTTGATATTCCCGTTGCTTAGCCTTGAACGCTTCAGGATCGGCAGCCTTGCGCTTTGCCCGGTTGATGACTTTCTGCGCCAGCGCATGCTCTTTGTTTCGTTCCATCCAACGCGATACGTTGACGTAATGCCGACAATGATCAGAGCAGTAGAGCTTCTGATTTTCTTCGAGCGGCGCATGGCACTTCTGATTGATGCAACGGCGCATGTTGCCGTGAAAGCCGTGGCCACGATATTCGGGCTGACCATCTGCCCATGACGGGCGCTTCGCTCCAATTCGGTTAAGAGCGGTCAGAACGATGTCAGCAGACGCGATATCCGCTTCTTCCCATCCCCAGCCCTCGACACAAAGGAATGCCCGCACATGGTGCCGACAGGTGCCCTCCAGAGCGAATAGCGTAGGCCTGCCTTCCTTCAGGATAACAATCACTGTTTCCAGCAGGCGGGTGCGCAGATCGTCATGGAGCTTTCTCGGTTTTTCCCTAGCTGCGATCCGCTTTTTTGTTTCCCGAATATTCTGGCGCTCGTAGGCACTGCGCACGATCCTGATTTCTTCTTCGGAGAGCGCACGGCCTGTAAACTTGGCGACAAAGTTCATCAGATCGCCCCCCACTCAATAACTTCGCGTTCGTCTGTGGTGGCGTATGACGACACATTGCTTTCGCCAGCGGCACAGCGAGCTACGGCCATGGCAGCGGCCACAGCGCCGTCAATGCGGTCTTTGGACTTGCCTTTGTGGAAGCTCTTGTTTCCTGACTTGTCGACTTCAACGGCTATGTTGTCGAAGTGCCAACGTAAGATCGGATGACCGCCATGCTTGAACTGACGGCCCAGAATAGCCCGCTCAAGCTCTGCGATTGCTGGGGCCATGGTGATCCAGCCCTGACGCATCTCGACAGCCGGAAAGCCATCCTCAAGAAGATTGTTCAGCGTGTTGCGCGCCAGATGGGGATCGAATGCGATTTCCTGCACGTTGAAGCGGGCGCAAAGCTCCCTGATTTGATCCTCGACAATGCGGAAATCGATCACGTTGCCGGGCGTGGGCGTGATTAATCCTTCCTCTGCCCAGTGCGGATAAGGTACGCCGTCCTTGTCAGCGCGGCGCTGAAGATTGTCTTCGGGACAGAAGAACCACGGATAGGCTTCATATCCCCGCTCACGGCCTCCCCAGACGGCTACAATGGCCGAAAGGTCGGAAGTGCTGGAAAGGTCCACAGCAAGCCAGCACGGCTCCTGTGTGGCTTCCTTGTCCTCCAGATCGACAACGCCAAAGCCTTCGTCATAGACGGGCATTTCCACGAACGGGCTGTTGCTGTAGTCCATCCACATGTTGAGATGGAACTGACAAAAGGCGTCACGCTCTGAAGGGCGCTCATGTGCCTCTCTGGCATAGTCGCGCAAACCGTCAATATCTGGAAAGCCCAGAGGCAAGCCGGGGTTCATGAAGTGCCAGAGGCGTTCATCCTGCCAGCCGTCGAATTCCTCCACGCCGTCGCCGGTCCATTTTGATTTCTCGCTAGGGTCCGTTTCAAACAGGATCGGCAGGAAGCTGGGGTCTTCCACTTCGCCGGATTGTACCTTGCGCGCATAGTCGAGCAGACCGAATGCAAGGTTTTCTTGCCCGCGTCCGGCCTGTGTGATGATGACAAGCAACGCCCCTTTGGTCTTGTTCATGCCGGTGCGCAGCGCTTGCCATGTCTTGCGGGAGCGGTCCCCATCCCACGCGATCAATTCATCAGCCAGAACGAATTGCAGCGTCTTGCCCAGCTTGCCTTTCCCGCCTGATGCCAATGCGCGGAAATTCGCGCCAGACAGCTTGTGCTCAAGAATGTATGTGCTTTCGTTCAGCTTGACCTTACTCTCGGTCAGCCAGTCGGTTTCCTTGACAATGCCTGCTGCTTCCTCATAGGCAATCACTGCGTCCTCTTCAGCAGAAGCCGCAACCACAGCCTGACCGCCCGGCTTGCGCTCCCATCCAACTGTGTGAAGCAACGCAAGGCCAGCGCCGAGCGTGGTCTTTCTCGCGCCACGTGGCAGCAAGGCGAATACCGTGCGCACTTGACGCCTGCCGTCTGGAAACGCGGGGCCATAGATGCGTTTGACCGCTCTTTCCCAAAATGGGGGCAGATCAAACTTGCCGGTCTCGCTCTTCGGATGATGGAGGCGCTTGAGGAAATCCACAGCGCGTTCACCGTAACCGAAGGGATCGGGAATATCGCTGTCATCAAACAGCCAGGCCGGACGGCGCGCCTTTATCATCTTGCCCTCCTTTCGGCTGAAACTGACCCTTGGATCGAGATGCGGGTGAGATGCCAAGCTCTGCGCCCAGACGCGCCACTGCTTCCAGCGACTTCGACAGAAGCCCGTTAGCTGGATTAGGCTTGAGCATCTGGTGAGCGGTCTTCGTCAGAACGCCATGTTCTGCGATAGCCTTCTGGGCCTCCTGTGCTGACCAGCGAGCAATCAGATAGCTTTCAAGCAATCCGAGAGCGGGCGTTGTCAGGATTTTCCGCTCGGCCAAGTCAGCGCCAATAGCGTTCCATTCCGCCACCATGTTTTCAGGTACGCTTTCGGGAGGCTGGGGAACGCCTTTCAGCCCGCCGCCTATCGCCTTCAGTTCCGCCTTGCGCCCGCGAGTGCTCATTCGGCCAACCTCACACAGCGCATTTCCAGACCGCGATTGCGACCTATCAGCGTGACTTCCTTGATGTCGAAGTTACGGCCATCGAAGCGGATGCGGTCAGCGGGATCGATGGAAGCGAAATACCGGGTGCGAAATATCACCACGTTGTCGGTCGTAATGCCGTAAGACCTGATGAATTCCTCGGTGCTGGCGGTCACGATCTGGGCGCGCAGGGTCACGAGGTCAGCCCAACCAAGGGTCTCGTTGCCCATGCCATCGTCTCCGATGACCGTGTAGCGCTGAATGACTATGACGCGATCAAGCTTTCCTGCCCGCATGTCAGAAGCTCCATTCGCGGTATTCGTTCACGATGGGCCAGACACCGAACGGCAACTCCTGACCGGAAACGCCTACCAGAACGCCTTCGCGGTTCTCGTACCAGCTTGCGGCGGTGAGCAGGACGGCTTGCTTCAGAGAGGCCGGAATAGGCTGCTGGTCGGTGCCGCCATAAATCTCCTCGATCTTGAAGCCCAGAAGTCGCTCGATATGATCCTGTGCGGCCTCAATCGCGTGGTTGATGAGAGCATCGTCAATGGTTCCCATGTCCTCGGTTATTCCGAGTTGGGCCTTCATCAATTCGAGGTCAACAATCATTGAACAATACCTCTCTCAGCGTTCATTAAAACGAGAGCTAATTCGGAATTTTTTCGTAAGTGCCTGCCCGCGCCGGTCCCCAGCCGGGGGCAAAAGTTCATGACCACCCCCCGGTTTCGATGCCTCGAAGGGGCCTTTCTGGATGTTGCGGCGTTCCTCGGCCTGCTTCGATACCGAATGGCAAGGTGTGCACATCGGCTGCCAGTTGGCGCGGTTCCAGAACAGGGCCATGTTGCCCTTATGAGCGGTGATGTGATCCACGAGCGAAGCGGGTGCACCGCAACGGATGCACACTGGGTTGGCAGCGAGGTATTCCTTGCGGGCCTTCTCCCATTCGGCTGTGTATCCACGCTGGCGAGCAGATGGGCGCGTCTTGTCGAAGCGGGCTTTGCGCTCCTTCTGCATTGCGACCATTGCAGCACATGCTTCACCGGATCGATGGGCCTTGCCACAGTAGCCACAGACAGAGGGAGCGCGCACCGGCATGTTAGGCCACCGGCTTCTCTGCTGCGTTGCCCTTGATCAGCACCGCACCGGCAGCAATAGACGTGCCGCTGGCTTTGGTGAGGACAAGGCGCACATAGCGCTTGAAGCCACGATAACCGATCTTGGCCGTGCCATTGGCTGGCAGGGTAGCCGGGAATGCACCATGCAGGTGATCCGGGTCTACATCGGTAAACGATCCTGCCGTCGTCTGGTCGCTTTCCTGTACCTTGGCAGAGAAGACACCATCACCGACAATTTCGCCCGTGTTGATGACGAATGCAGCGCTTTCGAACCCGATCAGGTCCAGAGCGGCGCTATTCGTGGTGGCCGCGAGCACGGCAGGCGCTACGGCCTGCACTACTCCGATGTTGTGAGCAATATCACGCATTGGCTTCCTCCTTACGCGGTTGCCATCTTCAACTTGCGAAGAGCTTCGGTGAGGGTTGGTGCGCCACCGACGCGACGGCGAGCGTGGAAGCGGACCATGCCCTTCGTTGCCTGGGTGTACGGATCGCGAAGGATCGACATGCCCACGCGGTCGTAGACGCGGTACGCCTTGTTGAAATCGCCGTAAAAGATCGGGAATGTGCCGTTCGCGGCATCCGGCATGGTCGGGTCTTCAATGACCGGACGGCCCAGAAGCGTCGATGGCTGGCCTGCCTGATAGGACGGCTGCCACAGATAGTTGCCGTTTCCATCCTTCAGGGTGCGGACCTTGCCCAGCGTGGTGCCGTTCATGAGCCAAGAACCGTTATTCCGGTACGCGGCTGGCATGGAGTACATCAGCGCAATCAACTGATCGGCGTTGATGTTGGTGGCGTGGCCGTTGACGATCTCGGCAATGCCTGCGGCCTGCTGGATGCCCAGAGGCTTCTTGACGCCGTTGCCATCGGAGAACGCGGCATTTTCCTTGACGGCGAACTCCTGCGACAGTTCCGTGGAGATTTCGCTTTCAACGTTGATGGCGCTGTCTTCGAGAAGGCGAAGCGACACGTCGATGAAGCAGGCAAGCTCATGAACCGGGATTTCGATCTGACCATAGGTCATGGTCGTTTCGTCACGTTCTTCGTCTTCACCTACCCATGAGGCGGTCGGACGGCCTGTCAGCTTCGGCAGGATCACTTCGCCTGCGCCGGTCGAGCCAACGCGGACGGCCTGACGGATCGGGGAGATTTCCACGATGCCCTTGATAACCTCGGCCTGAAATTCAGCCGGGGCGAGATATCCACCCTTGGTATCGTCACCGACGATCAGGGCGCGAACTTCTTCCGCTTCCATGCGGTTATCGCCAAGGCGAAGGAAGTTTGTGAAGGCACGGCGCTCAAGGCTGATTTCCTGATTGCCGCCATTGCCACCGGCGGGGCGGTTCATACGGGTTTCAAGTTCCGTGACCTGATTGCGCAACTCATCGATACCGGCGAGTTGGGTTTCTGCTGCAGTGCGGAACTCGGTGAAACCGTTGCGAAGGTCTTCAACGGCCTGCGTTGCCACTGCAAGCGGGTCGTCACCCTCGGAACGAGTTTCGAGAGGCACAAAATGCTTCATGGGTTTTTCCTCTTGTCTACGAGAGCGCATTTCGCCTTCCGGCATGCATCAATGAAGGCCGCTGCGCTCTCGGATGAGCGGCCAGAGCTTCGAACAGAGGTGATCCGGGCACGGCCCGCACTGGGCAGCCCAACGATGGAGATTTCAGCCAGATCGATGTCGGTAAGGACGCGAAGGCCATTCGCCGCCCGCTTGTCAGCACGGGAACGGAAGCCGATGGAAAGGCCATTGAGCGCACCGGCTTTCAGGAGGTCGAAAGCTTCCTTGCCGCGTGTCGTCGTGGTGACGATCTTGCCCGTGACATACAGGCCCTTGTCATCCTCGCGGATTTCGGTCCACACGCCGATGATTTCGGACTGGTTGTGGCTCCACAGCATGAGCGGCTTGGTTCCGGCCCGAACATGCTCCTGAAGCGAGCGACGGAATGCGCCGCGCTGCACGGTTTCCTTGTGCGCGTTCGGTTCGTCCCAGATCGCAGCGTAGCCGGTGAAGACGCCTTCATCGCCAGAGGCTTCAAATCGAGTGGATAGGTCTAGGCGATCCATTATTCCTCCTCGGCTGGATCAAGCTCTGGGCCGCCGTTGTGGCCAATGCCGGGAGCGTTCGGATTGATGTGCGGATTGCCGAATTCGTTGCCGCCTTCATATGGCTCCATATCGAGCCACTGGCGCGCTTCGTTCGGATTGAGCACCTTGGCGCTAATCAGGCTGGAAATGGCCGTTGCGCGGGCTGTCAGGTCTGCACGGGTGAGGTCGTCGCGGTCGAAGGCGATGCGATAGCGCTTTCGCTCGTCCTTGGTGAGCAATGCGCGGCCAAGACCAACCTCAAGCGCCTTCAGCCAAGGCTCAAGGCAGTACGTCAGGAACTCGCGGCCCATCTGTTCGGAATTGCTCCACGTGGCCCGATCAAGCTCGAATAGCATCGAAGGCGGGACACGAAAGGCGCGGGCGATTTCACTGATCTGGAACTTGCGAAGCTCAAGGAACTGGGCGTCAACGCTATTGAGCGTCATTGCCTTCCATCTGGCACCATCCCAAAGAACCGCGGTTTTACCCGAATTGGCTGCGCCCTCCATGGCCTTGCGCCATGCGAGGAGCATCTTCTTCGCGCCTTCGTCACCGATGTTCTTTTCGTTCTCGATCACACCGCCGGGGCGAGCGCCATTCTTGAAGAGGTTGCCCGCATGCTTCTCCATCTCACGCGCTGCGCCGATTGCATCAGCAGCGAGATTAAGCGGGCATCGATCGAACGTGCCGCGCACCTGAATAATGTCGCGGGCCGGGACTGGCTGTCCGTCCAGACTGTAGGAAGGTTCCCCTGTCTTCGGGTCATAGGCTACGGAAATGGCCGATGGCTGATAGCGGATGATCTCGCGGACTTCTTCGCCTACGCGGTTCACCCATGCGATCCCGCCCCAGTCACGTGTCAGAGCGTCGGCTACCAGATCACGAATAAGCTCAAAGCCAGATGTCCACGGATTGGCATCACCGCGCAGCAAGGCCAGCGACGGGTGATCATCTGCCTTCTGTTCTGTGCCGTCCTCGCGGCGCTCCATGATGGTCACATCAAGAGACGCGGCGGCTTCGCTGATAACGCGAATGGCAGATGCTACGGCAGGGACGCGGAGAGCTTCAGCACCAGACACGGCAAATGAGCCGGAGGAGACACCAGACCACAAAGCGGCGAGGACGCCTTCGGGATCGGTCAGCGGCTGGTCGCGCTGCTCAAGGGGAGCTGATTTGGAAAAGGGCCATATCTTCATGACCCGGAAGATGGCGGGTAACGGCCACAAAAGCCATTACCCTAAAATCAGTTAATTGCCACTAAATACAGTTAGTTAAAGGTTTTGAATGCCAAGCCAAACCACTAATTCGGTCTTGGTGCAGAAATATCGGCCCTCGACTGTCCTAATCGGGCATGTCTTGGACTTCGAAAGCCTACGCACATACTCGGTACTCACACCAAGAAACCGGGCAATCTCGGATGCGCCCCACAGGCTTTCCGTGGCGAGCGAGGAGCGTTTGATAGGTGATGATGTCGTCATTCGCCGCGTAGCTCCATCATTTCAGTGAAGTTGATTTCACCGGCCATCCAGCGCCCATAGAGTTCACGCGAGAGGCGTCTATGCGCTTCCACGACATCAGGGGCCAGTTCTTCCGGTGTGCGGATAATGTGAACCACATGCCCGTCACCGCGCAGCTTATCCAGTTCCCGCATAGCCAGCATCTTCGAATTGTACTCGCGATGAATGCCGCTGCTCTCGCTCTGAATGCGCTCGAAACGCCAGTAGGTGTCCTCGCGCCCGCGCTCATCCCGAATGTTGTAGTTATACATATGGAAGAACACAGACGGCGCGACCGCTTCGGCATTGGCCGCAACTGCCTCGGCCTTCTGCTTCAACCAGTCCTCGCGCATCTGCATGGCCTTATCCTCCAAATCGCTATTCAGCCGTTCCTCCATCAATTCGACCTCGCACGGATTAGACGGGCTTCAGTTGCGGCCAGACTGGCTTCGAGCGCCGTCAGCGCGAACCGCTGGCGTAGTGTCTGAATAACCGGATGCGGTTTCAGATGGTCGGGCGTCGTCGCCAGCCATTTCGCTGCCTCGGTCACGCGGGGATTGCTTTGCTCGGTCATGCTGCACCTCCTGCGAATAAATCTTCTCCACCATTGTGAAGGCGGGTGTGATGCTGGCGACAAAGCCATCGGACGGCTAGCGGTTCCGAATAATCATCGTGATGCGCATCAACGATCCGGCTACCACAGACTTCGCATGGCTGCTTGATTAGAGCGCCTGTTGCCAAAGCTCGCTGTACCGCCACATGGGCCAGATACTTCTGCGGATTGGACCGACGCCAGTTGGCCTGCCGCGTATCAGTTTTCAGATTTAGCTCGATCATGCCCGTTTCCTTTCTCCGGGCTGATAGAACGAGGCCCGAAAATCCATGACGGTTGCCTGCTGCGGTTGGATAGGAATATTCCGCTCTTCCCACATTCTTTTAGCGAGGTGCGGTATCCAATTGATGATTTGCGCGGTGGGCCTCGCTGAAGCCCATTCGAATAGGTCAAGCTGCTTCATGCTGCATGCCTCTCTGCGAAGCTTCGTTGTTGGGTGATAATCGCCGGGGTGAGTTCACCGGCCAGAAGCATTCGCCTCAAATACGATGTGACCGCTGGAGATATTGAGACGCCGGAGCAAATTTCCGTCATCATGTGCTCAAGTTCTTCCTGCGAGGCCGGAATAGGTAAAGGCTGACACTGATTGTCCTCCTCTCCGTAGGCAGAAAGGAATTGCTCCTCTTCTATGCTAGCCTTTCCACGGTAGTGCTCTACGATATTGGGTATATTTTCTGAACCCTTGTGGGTGCAATTATTGAACCCTTCATGGTTTTCCGTGGGTTCAAATTCTGTACCCCCTATTAGCCTTTTGGCCTTCCTACGACGTTCTTCTTCACGCGCAACAGCAGCATCACTTTTCAGCTTCTCTGCTTTCTCGCGCATGTGCATCTGTACGTATTCATAGTGAGGGTTGTGGACTTGGTAGAGATCGCAACCGCTTGCCGTGCAAGATTTCTTGACGAGGTATCCATGTTCCTCAAGCAGCTTCCGGGCTTTGATGACCGTAGCCTTTGTCTTGATTGTCGTGCGCGCCAGTATCGTGATGTTTGACGCGTAAACGAGCGTAGGCTTCAGGGTGTGTTCATCTAAAGAAAGAAAACTGATCAGAACGCCGACAACTGCTTCACAAGGCGCGCTTCTCAAGCGAGGATCACCCCGAACGGTTTCCAGAAGTTCAAATTTGAAGGTGGCAATGCTGGACTTAGCCTTGGCCTTCGCCGTGGCATAGTCGAGTACTTCACCATCATGGGTGACGAACTCGCTCATGCCGCATCCTTCTGATCACGCAGGGAGATACGATCATCGATCCACGCCTGAACCTCATCGGACACGAAGGCTTTCCGAATGCCGTCATCGCTCAGCGATACCGGCTTAGGGAACGCACCTTCCTTCACTTTCTTCCACAGCGTGGATCGGGAGAAGGAAGTAATAGAACACACTTCACGAATGCTGATTAATGACTTGATGCTATTTACAGATTTGCTCATGGCTTCACCGTTCCGGCAATCGATTAACTGCCTTCCATTATAGCGTAAAAGGGGCATGATCCCTACGGCGCAACCTGTTTGAGATGGTGCTATCCACACGAAACAAGTGCTATATTGTTCTCTGTAGGTTCACTTTAGGTTCCAAAAAGGCTATTTGCCCATTTTTCCAGCGCTTCCCGCTTCTCCGGCTCATAGGTCGCACGATTGTAAACGCCCGCGACACCGGACCTGAAACCGCTGATATGGTTCAGGCAGGCTTCAACAATGTGCGGCATGACACCAAGATTGGACATTCCAGTAGCAACCGTGCGGCGTATGTCGTGAGGCGTCCATCGTTCGCCAGTGACTTGAAGCTTCAGCCTAACCGCTTGGGCGATGGCATTGCTCTCAATCGGATTGTCCACGCGGCTGAATAGGACGGGGTCTTCCTCATCTTCATTCACATTGTCGATGGCTTTGGAAAGGATCGCCAGCGCCTGCTCAGACAGCGGGACAACGTGCGTGTTTCCGTTCTTCGTACGGCTGCCTGGGATTGTCCATTTCTTCCCATCAACATCGACCTCGCTGCGCTTGATCCCGCACACCTCGCCGGAGCGCTGCCCGGTCAGGAACAGCAACTGGATGATGCTCACCGTATGCGGGCTGAGAGCGGCGTCAGGAAGCGCCTTTAGGATTGCCTTGACCTCTTCACCGGAAAGCACTCGGTCGCGTCTGACGGGCTTCGCTCGCGGCTTGATGCCCGATGCAGGTGAGGCTTCGAGATAGTCGCCATCGACTGCCCAATTGAACATCTTGCGGATAACCGCCAGCAAGTTGTTCGATTGCGCCCCTTTGCCCGCTTCGGCCTTGGCTTCGACAATATCCAGAATATCACGCTTCTTGACCGCCTCGGCTTTCATGCGCCCGATTTCGGGATAGACATCGGCCTTGAGAAGTTGCTCGTCCTGCTTCCACGTCTTCTTATTCCGCTGGGCATACTTCTCGATATAAAGCGCGCCTAGCTCCTCGACCGTCATAGCGCCCCGTCTAGCGCGTTTCTGCTCGGCAGGGTCTTCGCCTTCGGAAACGCCGCTCATGGCCTTCAGCGCCTTCGCACGGGCGTTTTCTAAGTCCATCGCTGGATACCGGCCAAGCTTCACACGCTGCTTCGCGCTATCACTGTCTCGGGTATAGAGGAGGTTCCACGTCTTGGTGCCAGTCGGGGCCACCCGCAAGGTCAGGCCTTGAACAAGCGTATCGTGATAATCCGTCCGTACATCGACTTTTACCGTGTCGATGAAGCGAGTAGTCAGACGCACCTTAGCCAT